GGGGCCGTCGAGGTCGGGACGACCGGCCTCACGAATAACGCGAACGTCCCCGTGTTCGCCCTCCCGAACGCGGGGGCCTGGGACACGATCGGCGCGGACCTCGTCCTCGAGAACCTTCACGCGATGGCTCAGGCGATCGTCGACCAGACGATCGAGGTCGAGGAGCCGAACACGTTGATCCTCCCGACATCGGAATACGGAACGATCGCGTCCCGCGCTTTGTCTCCGGTCAACGGGAGCCCGGACACGATCCTCCAGGTCTTCCTCCGGAACTCGCCCTACATCACGGCCGTCGAGCAATGGAGCAAGCTCAACGCGGCCGGCGCCGGCGGTCTCCCGCGGGCGGTCTGCTACGACCGCTCCGATCGGGTCCTCGCGTACAACATCCCCCTCCTCTTCGAGCAGCTCCCCCCGCAGGCTCGGAACCTCAGCTTCGTCGTCCCGGTTCACGCTCGGGTCGGGGTCGTGGAGTGGCACTATCCGCTCGCGGCGGTCTACTCCGACATCTCGTAGATCGGAGCCGTCCGAAGAAGGCGCCCTCGAGACTCCGCCCGGGTCTCGTCGGCGCCTTCTGCTATTCTCCGGGAGCGTCGGCGAGGAAGGACCTCGAGGCGAACCGAAGGACACCATGAGTGACACGATCCAGGTCCTAGTAAACCGCGCGGCTCCCTTCTGGCTTCCGAGAGCGGCGGAGGTCGACGAGGAGACGAACGTCCGCCGGACGATCGCCCCGGCCCGGCTCCTTCGGCCTGGAACGAACACGATCTCCCGCCGCCGGTGGGAGCTCGCGGCGAGCCACCCGACGGTCCGCGTCCACTGCGAGACCGGGACGCTCGTCCTCGACGCGAGCTCCGAGACGCTCCGGAAACACAGCCATGCTCCGGACTCGCTCTCCGGCCTCTCCGGGCTCTCGATCGCGAAGTCGAAGCCCTGGATCGACGCTTGCGGCTCCCTCGAGACGCTCGCGAAGTGGCGGACGATCGAGACGAAGGGGAAGGGACGGTCCGGGATTCTCGAGCTCCTCGACGCGAGGTCCGAGGCTCTCGACGAGGCGGCCCTGGGCTAGTCGATGGCGGTCGACTTCTCCACGTTCGTCGAGGGCTTCCCGGAGTTCGGGGAGGCTCCCGTCTCCCTCGTGAACGCGAAGCTCGCGGAGGCGAGGCTCCAGGTCGACGCGGAGGTCTTCGGCGACAAGTCGGATCTCGCCGTGACCTATCTCGCGGCTCACCTCCTCTCGATGTCGAGCTTCGGGCAACACTCCCGGCTCGTCCCTCCGAACTCGAAGGCGACGCGAGAGGACGCCCTCACGACCTACGAGCGGGAGTTCCGCAGGCTCGTCCGGAGCGTGACGAGCGGCTTTCGCGTTGTGGGCTGCTAGTGGGACTTGGTCTCAACGTCGTGAACCGGGCCGCGATCGCTCGCGTCTCGGGCCTCATCGGCCGGAGGAAGCGGGCGACCGAGGAGGCCTCACGGATGTCCGTCACGGTCGGGATCCACGAAGAGGAGGGCGGCGAGACTGTTGACGGCGGGCAGACCGTCGCGGAGATCGGGCTCTATCACGAGCTCGGAACCTCGAGGGTTCCCCGCCGGTCCTGGCTCGCGGACACGATCGACGAGGAGCAATCCAGGATCGACGAGGCTCTCCGCCGAGTCGGGAGGGAGATCGCCGCCGCGAGGATGCGGCCGGACGTTGCCTACCTTCAACTCGGGGAGTTCATCGTCGCGAAGATCCAAGGACGGATCCGTCGCCGGATCCCTCCGCCGCTCGCGCCCTCGACGATCGCCGCGAAGGGGTCGGACGTCCCGCTGATCGATGAGGGACGCCTCATCGCGTCGATCCGGTCGAGGGTCCGGGAGTCTTCGTGAGCTCCGCCCAGACGTCCCAGGAGCCGGCCGCGGCGCAGATCTGGGAGGACGCCCTCTCCGGACTCTTCGGGGACCTCTCCGAGCTTCCCACGGTCTGGAGGGACGCTCCGCGGCCCGCGGTCTTCCCGTCGCAGCGTGGCCTCTGCACTCTCTTCGTCTCGTCGGATCGCGTCGTGGGCGTACCGGAGACGCGGCTCTCGTTTCCGGCGACGCCGCCGGCCGGCGCGGAGGTCGAGCCGTCGATCGTCGAGGTCCACCTCCTGGAGCTCCTCGTCGGGGTCGAGACCTACGACCATCGGGCGCGAGAGCGGGGCCGCTTCTTCGCCTCGAGGATCCGAACGAGACTCCGCCGGGAGTCCGCGCGGCTCGCTCTGGAGAAGGTCTCGACGAGCCTCATCGACGTCGGTCCGGTCCTCTCCGCTTCGCTCCCGGTCGACGGCCGGATGTCCTCCGCGTCGACGATCGTCGTCCGGCTCCACACTGCGACCTGCGAGCGGGACAAGGCGTTCGGGTACATTGAGACCGTTCGCCTCGTTCCCTCCCTCGAGGACGAGGCCGGAGGAGCGATCTCGAGCCCGCCGATCGACGTTGTGATCCCTAGCCCGTGACGAAAGAAGGCCCGGTCTGCTAGAACGAGACCCGGGACCGCACCCCAGGAGACCTATCAAATGTCCGACCTCGACTCCATCGTCTCCGTCTCGATCACGGCGGAGACGCTCACGCCGGACCAGGCGAACTTCGGGATCCCTCTCATCGCGGGTCACTTCCCGACGAGCGTCTTCCCGGAGCGGGTCCGGACCTACACGAAAACCTCCGAGATGGTGACGGACGGGTTCGGCGCGAACGACCCGATCGTCCGGGCAGCCCAGAGGGTGATCCAGAACCCCCGGGTCACCTCGTTCAAGATCGGCCGGCGGGCGAACGCTCCGCAGCAATCGATCCTCCTCACGCCGGACGACACGACGGAGGGCCTCGTCGTGTCCGTTCGTGTCACGACGGCGGACGGGACCTCGACGACGGTCACGAGGACGAACGGGGCGGCGGAGACGCCGACGACCATCGCGACGGCCCTCCAGGTCCTCCTCGACGCGATCGTGGGCGTGACCGCAGTCGACAATACGGGATCGGTGACCTGTACCCCGACGACGTCCGACGAGCTCAACGACTTCGGAGCGATGACCGGACTCGCGGCTCTCGACCAGACGGCGGATCCCGGCGTCGTCGCGGACCTTACCGCGATCCGCCTCGAGGATCCGGATTGGTACGGGCTCGGACTCGACTCGAACTCGAAGGCGGAGATCGCAGCGGCGGCGGCCTGGGCGGAAGCGGAGCCGATCCTCTTCGGCGCGAGCTCCGCGGACGCGGAGGTCCTCCTCGACACGGCGGGAAACATCGCGGAGACCCTCGAGGCCGCGGCCTATGATCGGACCTATCTCCTTTGGAGCGGGTCGGTCCTCTCCTACGCTGGGATCGCTTGGATGGGGGACCGGTTCCCGTCCGACCCGGGCTCCTCGACGTGGGCCTACAAGCAACTCGCGGGAATCACGCGGGACGCCCTCACGGCGACGGAGACAGCCGCTCTCGAGAGCAATAACGCGAACTATTACGTCGCGAGGGCCGGGATCAACGTGACGCTTCAGGGGACGCTCGCCTCCGGACGATTCATCGACATCACGAGGACCATCGACGCTCTGATCGCTGCGATCCAGGAGGAGGTTTACGCGGTGATCGTGAATCAACCGAAGCTCCCCTACACGGACTCGTCGGTCTCGCTCGTGAAGTCGATCATCCGCGGCGTCCTCCGAGAGTTCCAGGCCTCGAGCGCCTTGGACCCGGAGACGGAGCCGGTCGTGACCGCTCCTCTCGTCGCGGACGTATCGGCGACGGATCGGGCGAACCGGCTCCTCCCGGACGTTGCGTTCTCGGCTCGACTCGCCGGCGCTATCCACTCGATCACGATCCAAGGCACGCTCGCCATTTAGGAGATCCTCATGCCGGCAGGTTTTCGCGTCTACAGTTCTTCCCAGGTCAAGGTGTCGATCGCCGGGATCCCTATTACCGGAGGCTACGCGGACGGCGAGTTCCTCCGCATCGAACGCGAGACGGAGGCCTTCTCGGACGTCGTCGGGACGGACGGCGAGGTGACCCGGAACGCGACGAAGGACGACCGAGCGACGGTCACGTTGATCCTCATGCAGTCGGCGGAAGCGAACGCGGTCCTCTCCGCATTCCACAATGCGGACAAGAACGCGGAGGGCGGAGCCGGCGTCGGTCGTTTCCTCGTCGAGGATCTCAACGGGACGACCCTCCACGAGGGGGCCCAGTGCTGGATCCAGGCGGAGCCGGATGCGTCCTATGATCGCGAGGTGACGCCGCGGGAGTGGGTCGTTCGTGTCGCGAAACTGATCAACAGTTTCGGCGGGTACTCGTAACTGGGGGTCCCTCGGTCAACCGAGGAGCTTCCGCGCAACCGAAGGGGGTTCGATGGCGAGGAAACAGACGACGGCGGTCGTGGAGTTCGGCGACGGCGAGAGCCGTCGGTTCCAGATCACCCAGATGAAGGTCCGCGACGGACACGCCGTCCTGGAGCGGCTCCTCCGGGTCGGGGCTCCGGTCCTCGGCGCTCTCGCGGACGGGCTCGGGGAGGCGGACGCGGAGAAGGCGGTCGCGGGAGACCTCTCGAGGGAGGGACTCTCCGGGGCGTTCGATGCTCTCGCGGCGAACCTCGCGAAGAACGAAGGGGTCCTCGACTGGCTCACGGAGAAGCTCCGGAAGGGCGTCGCGGTCGAGACCGAGGAGGCGGAGACGTTCGTCCCGTTGACCGGTGAGATCTATGAGGACCTCTTCGCGGGAGAGTACGGGGCGGAGCTCGCCCTCGTCGCGGCAGGGTTGAAGGCGAATTACTCGACTTTTTTCAAGGGCGCCGGAGGACTCTCGGGAGCCGTCCGCCGGTTCGTGACCCCCACGCGGTCCGCGTCGAGTTCCCCGAAGGCGTCCCGGTCTGGATCTGGCGGCTTGTCGTAGACCCTCGCATCCCGGACGGGCTCGCGACGATCGAGGAGGCCTGGAGCCTCGAAGACGTCATCGATGCGCACGCCGTCCTCGACGCGTATGATGAGGCCCGGGTCAAGGCGGAGCGAGCGTCGGGGCCCTCGAGACGCCGGAGGAGATGAGGGTGCTTCGCGAGGTCCTAGCTAGGTTCGGGATCGAGTTCGACGGGCAAGGGCTCCTGGCTGCGAGGGGAGGGCTCGTCGCTCTCGCCGCGGCGGCGGCGGCGGCGGCGGTCGCGATCGGCGCCGCCCTCTTCGACGCGCTTCGGGACGCGACCATCGAGACGATCGAGCTCGGGGTCGAGACCCAGCGGACGGCGGATACCCTGGGCCTATCGATCCAGTCGGTCCAGGAGTGGGGGTTCGCGGCGTCGAGGGCCGGACGCGGCGTCGAAGAGATCACGGACGCGATGTCCACGCTCCAGGAGCGAGCGAGGGACGCCCTCATCGACCCGGCCTCCGATCCGGCCCAACAGCTCCGGCTCCTGGGAGTTTCCGCCCGGGACGCCCAGGGGGAGCTCCGCGGAGCGGAGGACCTGTTCCTCGCGGTCGCGGACGGTCTCGCCGGGATGAGCTCCCAGACTGATCGCGTCGGCGCGGCGATGACCCTGTTCGGCGATGTCGGGCGTGACCTTCTCCCCGTGCTCCAGGACGGGAGCGCCGGAATCGAGGAGCTCCGCGAACGGGCTCGGGAGCTCGGGGGAGGCCTCTCCGCGGAGGTCGCGGCGAACGCGGCGGAAGCATCCGCGGCGATGGCGGACTTCGAGTTCGCGACGGTCGGCCTCCGGTCGACGCTCGTCGCCGACATCATCCCCACGGTGACGATCATGGTGACCGGCGTCGCGGACCTAGTCGGTGCGTTCAACCGTGCGACACGTCGGACCCACCCGCTTCGCGCGATCCTCCTCGGTCTCGGGATCGCGATCGGGTCCGTCGCCGCCGCCGTGACGCTCGTCCTCCTCCCGGCCCTCGCTCCGCTCCTCTTGATCTTCGGGGCCTGGGCGGCGGCGATCGCGATCGTCGTGCTCGCCGTGGACGACCTGTTGACCCTCTTCGAGGGCGGCGACTCCGTGATCGGCCGGTTCCTAGATGCGATGTTCGGTGTCGGGACCGCCGCGGAGGTCGCGGAGGCGGCCCGGCTTGCGTGGGCGGACTTCGTCCGCTGGGTCGAGGCGGAAGCGATCCCGGTTGTGATGGCGATCGGGAGGACGCTCGTCGGGCTCTGGCCCTTGATGCGGGTCGGCCTCCGGGCGATCGGCCGGTTCATCGCGGCGCCGTTTCGGTTCCTCGCGGCTCTCCCCGGGCTTGTCCGCTCCGCCTTCGAGTCGATCGTCTCCCTCTTCGACGCGATCTCCGAGCGGGTTTCCTCCGCGGTCGCCTCTTGGATGAGCGGACTCGACCGTCTCCGCGGAGGCCTCGCGACGGTCGGAGAGTTCTTCGGGGTCGATGTCCCCGGCGCCGCCCCGGCGGCCTCTCCGGGAGCCGTGGTTCGACCGGAGGGGTCGAAGACGACGAACGTCGACCAGACCGTCGACGTCACGATCAACGGGTCCGAGCTCTCCGCGGAGGAGCTCACGAGGAGCGTCCGGGACGCTCTCTCCGAGGCGAACGAGCGAGCTCTCCGCGTAGCGTCTCGCGCCCTTACAGCGGTCGCGGGGTAGACGATGGCCGAGCTCACCTGGATCCTCGAAGACGGGCAGGAGCAATCGATCCTCTTCGACGCGACGGTCCGAGACTCCCACGAATCGAGCGCAACGATCACGGAGCATCCGGTCGAGGAAGGGGCGGACATCGCGGACCATATCCGGCCGGACCTCGATCGCGTCTCGCTTCAGGTCGTCGTCTCGAACACTCCCGTCGCCTCGCCCTCCGACCACAACGACGGGTTGACTGGCTCGCAGCGTCCGGTTGATCTCCTCGGTCCGAACGGCGAGGTCCTCGCGGCGGCGAACGTCCTCGTCTTCGATGGTCCGTTGACTCGGGTCCGGTCGGTCTACGAGGAGCTCCTGGACCTCATGAGAAGCGGGACGGCTGTCAACGCGATCACCTCGCTCCGAGAGTATGAATCGATGGGCCTCACGAGGGTGAGCCCGATCCGAGAAGCGAAAACCGGGGACGCTCTGGTCGCTACGGTGGACTTGAAACAGGTCCGCGTTGTGAGCTCGGAGATCGTCGCCGCTCCGGAGCCGCGCGAGCCTCGAGGGAACGAGAGCTCCGAGAGGGGTCGCGAGAACACGGAGGACGAGGGGGGGGAAGGCCAGAGCCTACTCGCGGCGGCGGCGGACGGGCTCGCGGGCTTCTTCGGAGGGTAAGATGAGCGTCCGGATTCCAACGTCGACGACCCTCACGGACTACCGGCAGACGACCTCACTCGATGGCCGGGACTACATCTTTCGGTTCCGCTGGAACCAGCGGGAGGCGGAGTGGTTCTTCTCGATCGCGGACGCGGAGGACGATCCGATCGTCGAGGGCTTGAAGGTGACCGTCCAGCTTCCGCTCCTCCGGCTCGTGGTCGACTCGCGCCGTCCTCCCGGCGTCCTTCTCGCTCTCGACACTCAAGCGGTCGAGGCGGACCTCCAGACGGAGAAGACGCTCGCAAGAGATCCCGGGATTGCAGATCTCGGAGACCGCGTCGCCCTCCTCTACTTCTCGGAGGCGGAGCTCGTCGAGCTCGGGATCCGAGAGGGTTAGATGCCGCTTCTCTTCGAGCGGAGAGCGGCCCTCGTCGCTGGGATCGGGTCCGGTCAGGCGATCCGGATCGAGAGCCTGGACTTCTCGTTCCAGGTCGTGAAGAACCTTCGGCGCGAACCAAACACGGCGGAGATCAAGATCTACAATCTCGCGCCGTCCTCGAGGGAGAGTCTCGAAGCCGCGGAGGAACAGAGGATCCGCCTCGAGGCCGGGTATCGCGAGGACGTTCATACGATCTTCGAGGGCGATCTCCGGAAGGCGTCCTCGACGCGAGAGGGCCCGGACATCGTTACGACGATCGAGGGCGGAGACGGGGAGCGAGCCTTTCGGCAGGCGAGGACGAACCGGTCCTTCGGGGAGGGGACATCGGTCCGATCGGTGATCGAAGACGTAGCGGGGGGGATGGGCCTCGGAGTCGGGAACCTCGAGGCCCAGACGACCGGAGCCGGCTTCGAGGGGCTCGGGTCGATCTACTCGGAGGGGACGGTCGTCTCGGGGAGCTCGCGCGAGAGCTTGACCGGACTTTGCCGGTCGATCGGTCTCGAGTGGAGCGTCCAGGACGGGAACCTTCAACTCTTGCCGTTCCGGACCGCCCTCCGGCAGACGGCGGTCCTCCTCTCCCCCCAGACCGGGCTCGTCGGCTCGCCCTCGATCGACTCGGAGAACGTCCTCGAGGCGAAGGCCTTAATCATCCCTGGGATCTTCCCGGGCCGGAAGGTCGACGTCCGGGCCGAGTTCGTGACTGGGGTCTACCGCGTGACGAAGGCGACCTATCAGGGCTCGACCTTCGGCGCGGACTGGTATGTCACGATCCAAGGGAGGGCGGTCGATGGGTGAGGACACAAGTCCCGGGCTTGCGAGCGTGATCGCGGAGGCGATCCGGACCTCCCTCGTCGATGTCCACACGGCCCTCCCCGGCCGCGTCGAGAGCTACGACTCCTCGCGGCAGGTCGCCGACGTGAAGCCCATGCTCCGGCGGGTCATCCGGCGCGAGAATATGGATCGGGTCGCGGAGGAACTCCCGGTGATCCCTTGTGTCCCCGTCGTCTGGTCCCGGGGAGGCGGCGCCTTCGTCTCCCTCCCGCTCGCGGCCGGAGACTCCGGGCTCCTCGTCTTCTCGGAGTACACGCTCGACCGATGGCGATCGACCGGAGACGACGTCGACCCGGGAGACGAGCGGCGTCACGATCTGTCCGGGGCGGTCTTCGTGCCGGGCCTGTTCCCGAGCTCCGAGACGATCGCGGACACGTCGGACTCCGAGGTCCGGATCGGTCTCGATGGAGACTACGTCGCGGCGATCTCCGGCACGGAGGCCCGGTTCCCGCACAACGCGACCGAGTTCCTCGCTCGAGCGGACCGCGTCCTCTCGGAGCTCCAGGACATTGCGACCGATCTGTCCGGCCATACCCACACGGCCGGGGCTCTCCTGGATTCAACGGCGGGCGCTTGCACGGGTTCGACGGGGCCCTCGACCGCGACCTACACTCCGACCGACCCGTCCTCTGATACGGTGAAGGGGACGTGACTACACTCGCCAGGGCCCCGAGGGTCGACGGAGACAACCCGGTTGAGGGCGACCTCTTCATCGGTCCATCCGGGCAATTTGTCCTCCTCGCAGGGCCGGAGGCGGTCCAGCAACACGTCCGATCGAGGCTCCGGCTGTTCCTCGGGGAGTGGTTCCTCGATGCGCGGCAGGGCTTCCCGTACTACCGGGACGTCTTCATCAAGGCGCCGAACCGTCAGTCCGTGATCTCCTCCCTCCGGCGGACGATCCGGCAGACCCCCGGGGTCGCGGTCGTCGATGAGCTCTCCCTCGAGGTGGCACCGAACCGGGTCGCGCGGGTATCCTTTCGCGCGATCCTCGACGACTCGGACGCCCCGCTCGTCTTCGAGGACTTCCTCCTGGGAGAGTTCTAGATGCCTGCCCCGTTCGGCCTCACGTCCGCCGGCTTCAGCCGGAAGTCACTCCGCGAGCTCCTCGACGAGATCGAGGCGGACGAGAAGCTCCGGATCGATTCCCGGCTCAACGTCCAGCCGGAGGAGCCGATCGGGCAGTTGAACGGGATCATCGCGTCGAAGCTCTCGGAGCTCTGGGAGCTCGCGGAAGCGGTCAACGCGGGCCGGTTTCCGGACACTGCGACGGGGTTCCAGCTGGACCAGGTCGCGAGCCTCACCGGGACGCTTCGGGGCCCGGCGACGAAGGGGACGATCACGCTCGAATGTACCGTCTCCGCCCCGACGACGATCCCGTCCGGGAGTGTTGCCCAGGTCCTCGGGGACGACTCGAACCGATGGGTCACGACGGCGGACCTCGTCTTCGCCGCTCCCGGGACCGCGTCGGTCGAGGCGGAGGCCCAGGTCGCCGGGACCTTCGTCGCGAACTCCTCGACGGTTACGGTGATCGTGACGCCGGTCGCCGGGTGGACCGCGGTCACGAACCCGGCCCCGGCGATTCCAGGGGACGAGGTCGACACGGACGCCCAGCTTCGGATCCGTCGAGCGCAGCAACTCGCGATCGCCGGAAGCGCAACCGTGAACGCGATCCGAGCCGACCTCCTCCAGGTCGAGGACGTAGACTCCGTGAGCATCTTCCACAACCCGACCGACGTCGTCGACGCGGACGGTCTCCCGCCTCACTCGGTCGAGGCCCTCGTCCTCGGGGGAACGGACGCGGCGGTCGCGCTCGCCCTCTTCGAGACGATCGCGGCCGGGATCGAGACCTTCGGGACGACCCTCGAGGTCGTCGTCGACTCGCAGGGCTTCTCGCACAACGTGAGATTTACCCGACCGACGACGATCGACATCCTCATCGAGATCGATCTCGCGATCGACGCCCAGGCCTACCCGGCAGGAGGGGACGCGCTCGTCCAGGATGCGGTCGCGTCCTATATCAACGGCCTGCCGGTCGGGAACGACGTCTTCCTTTCGCAGATCAACGGCCCGGCGATCGAATCCGCCGCCGGAATCATCAACGTCTCCGCGATCCGGATTGGAAGCGTCGCTCCGGTCGTCGCCCCGGTCGCGTCGGACTACACGATCACGACCCGCGAGCTCGCGACGATGTCCGCGTCGACGAATGTCACGGTCGCGACTACACCCGGGAGCCCATGAGATGGCGAAGCAAACGAGCGTAAACAACAGCCCGGCTACAGGAGCGGAGGCGATCTATGAGCTCGCATCCTGGCTCGTTTCGGGCCTCGGATTCTCGATCGTGGAGGCCTCCGACGGGACGACCTACCCGACGACCCTCACCGGCGGAGGAGCCGGGGCCGGAGGTCTCGGGAACCCGTTCGCCTGGCTTCGCATCCGAGACGCGACCGGGGCCGGCGGCCGGGAGTGGACGTTCCAGCGGGACAACGCGAACAACACGAACTGGCGGGTCAAGTTGTCCGCGCTCGACGGGTTCGTGGGAGGGTCGCCGGCCGCGACCCAGACCCCGTCCGCAACGGACGAGGCGATCCTTCTCGGGGGCGGAACCGACGCAAGCCCGAGCCTTTCCGCCCTCTTCGCGACGGACGGGTCCTACCGGTGGCATATGTCCGGGTTCGACGCCGCGGAGACCGGCGTCTACCCCTGGTATGCGTTCGCGACGATCAACGGCACCGGTGTCCCGAAGACGCTCGTAATGTGCGACTCCCTGGACTCTGCGAGCTACCCGGCCCTCGTCGGGACGAGGTCGAGTCCGACGACCGGAGAGCCGGACCCGGCGGTCTACGTCGCGGCCTACGACTCGAGCGGGTCGGACCCGTTTCAGTTCGGGAGCTCCGCGGGTCAATGGGCCTCGACCTCGCCTCCGGGAGAGCATTGGTACGCGATGAACGGGTCGAACGGCGAGACCCAGGCCTTCGTCGATTGTCAGGCCTTCGCGTACTACGCGAGCCCGGCGTCCGCGTACATCGGCGCCCCAGCGGACGCCGGGTCCGGTGACGGGTTCGGGCCGAACCCGCTCGACGGTTCGGACGGGCTCCTCCCGATCCTCTACGGTCGACCGGCCGGTCTCGCGTCGAACGTCTCCGCGAAGGGGTTCTCCGCTCACCTCCGGTGGAGATGCGTCGATCGAGACTACCCGAACACGGTCGA